CAATATAATATACCCTAAGACAGGATCTAATTTACCCTGTTTTGGTATGGATCTTATGGGAATGAGTGACAAGAGAGTTGTTATTGTGTTTGATTTCCAACACCCCGTAGAAAAATACTTGTTTTACACACCAGATTTACCTAAAGTAGAGGGTAAGTACAGATTTTTTGAAGCTGGTAATCATTTCTCTGACAATCTTATCGTCAGATATTGTAAACCTGATGAGGTAGATGAACACTTACCTCTATTCACAAAATATCTACAATATTATAAAGATATGCTGAATGAGAATCAACCAACTGGTGTTGATACTTCACAGTATACTGACTTTGATAAGTACATGATAAGACTTGATCCTATTTCTGGATATTTGTCTAGTAGATTTGGTAAAGAAAAGTCCCATAATCTAATTAAAGAATTCTTTTTCAGTTATGCTTAAAAATGGCAAGACAAATAATTAATGACCTAGCTAGTATTATTCGCAAACATCAGGAGACTCTACCTAATGTAGAAGAATTGGATGTTAAGGATAAATTTAAGGAGGTCTACAAAGAAACTGAAGATGGTAACCTAGTCATTGAGAATGACATGCATATGTGTACTGGATTACGTAAGGTACACATGGAGATTGCTAGTCTAGGACCTCTAGATATCCTGCATTGCATCTGGTATCCAGACCCTGAGTTTGATTTGCCTATTTTTGGTGCTGATATTGTAGCTAATCAGAAGATTGTTACTGCTGCTATCACAGACATCTCTCCTGTAGATGGTACAGACCATCCAATCTACGATGATATTGAGGGTATTAGTCAGTATTATAGCTTCAAACATAATAGAGAGATACCTACATGGGGTACAATTTTTTCACCTTATAGTAAGTTTGCAAGACTAGATGATAGTGAGGAGATTGATAAGTTTTGCAACGTAGTTAACGAATATCTTGATGTATTTGCTGGTGCTGTATGGAAATCAACTATGAATTACAACAGAGCAGACGAGAGATATGAAGGACAGATAAATTACTGTGAAAAACAGAAGAAAAATGATAAAACTAGGAAAATTTTAGAGAAATATTTTGGAGAAAAATGGGCAGATGACTACATTAACGAAGTATTATTTGACGAACCCTAAATAATTGAAAGCGATACTATGAACAAGTGGTTGATTATGAAAATTCCTGGTACTACAAAGGTGCAGCTTTCACTTCTGATGATATTGGCGATTTCTTCGGTTACGTCTACCTCATTACTAATAGGTCAACAGGCAAGAAGTACATCGGTAGAAAATACTTTATGCAGAAGCGTAAACCTAGGGGAGGCAAGAGAAGAGTTACTTCTGAATCAGATTGGAAACGCTATTATGGATCCTGTCCAGAACTCAAGGATGATGTCAAGCTATATGGAAAATCCTCATTCTCAAGAGAGATCCTAAGTCTGCACACAACCAAGGGCAGAACCAATTATGAAGAGACTAGACAACTTTTCTTACATGATGTCTTAACAAAAACCTTGACAGACGGCACCCCTGCCTATTATAATTCTAATATTCTTGGACGTTACTACAGGAAAGACTATTTTGATTCTGGAACTCCTACTGGCACTGACTCCTGCTGACTACACACATCTTGCTAAGGTGGTAAATGTAGAAGCAGAACTCAATACGATGGACGAATACTGTGTTGCAGTATCAGTTTTAAATAGAGTAAAATCTCCTGCTTTTCCTAACAATGTTTCTGATGTAATTCATTCTTCTGGTCAATATGAAGGTCTATGGAAAAATAAAGCTACAGTAGATCATTCTTTAGTTCAAAGACTTAAAGATAAATCTAAGATGATTGCTGCACATAGAATTATTGGAAACAGAACTGACTTTAAAGGACAGAGTATGCTAAAATATCGTGTCACATCACAAGATCCAATGTGTAGCAAGAACGGAAACTTTTACCACTACTACTGGCAGTCATGATTACTGGAATTCCCGCACCTAAATTTTTACCTGATGATCCATGGTTCGGACCTGCGATCTTTTCTAAAAAACAACAGGATTATATGATTGATCAACTAGTAAAAGAGAATCTAATCCTATTAGAAAATAATGGTAGCGAAGAGCTAGACAATATTCACGAAATAATGTATAATTTATCTACTAGATGGAAAATAAGTGGAGGTTCAGAAAAAGTTTGGCAATGAAGTATCGTTTATATGATGAAAATTACACACATAAAGGAACTTTTGAATCTATACAACAGATGAGAAATTTTTTATGTGAATGGAAGTATGATAATAACGATAAAACATACATGGATGACACATTTGATTTTATCAAGTCAATTAAGTGGCATTGGGATATTGAACAATAGTTGACATCAACTACAAATTACACTATACTTTAGAAAAAGTCCTTTGACTATATAATTAACAACATGCAAATTTTCCTAGATACAGCTGATTATAAAGAGATTAAAGACAGGTATGAGACTGGTTTAATTGCTGGTATTACTACCAACCCCACACTAGTTCGTAAGTCTGGTGTGAGTTATTATGATTTCATTTCTCTTCTCTCTAAAGACTTTAAGTTTGAGAGTATTTCAGCAGAAGTTAATGGAAACACTGCTAGTGAAATGATTGAGAATGCTCAACAATACATAGCTATTGGATCTGAGGTTACAATCAAACTTCCTCTTACTAGAGAGGGTCTTATCGCTTGCAAAGATCTTTCTGAGCAAGGAATTGAAACCAATGTTACTCTTTGTTTTTCTGTTGCACAAGCAGCGATGGCAGCAATGGCAGGAGCAACATACATCTCACCATTTGTAGGTCGTCTTAACGACAATTCATTCAGTGGTGTAGAATTAGTACGTGGTATTTCTGATTTGTATCGTACTCAAGCAGTAGAAACAAAAATTCTTGCTGCTAGTTTACGTGACGTACATCATGTATCTCGCTGTTTCTTATACGGTGCTTCTGTAGCTACTTTACCTACTAAAGTATTTGATAAGATGTATAATCATGTGTTGACAGACGCAGGTCTAGCAATTTTTGAAGACGACTTTAAAAATCTAAAAGCATGATTGAAATTTATTCAAGATCAGGTTGTCCTTATTGCAGCAAACTTATAACAGTTGTTGAATATGAAGGTTTACCACATATAGTGTACGCATTAGATAGAGATTACACTAGAGAAGAATTTTATGAAAAATTTGGTGAAGGTTCTACCTTCCCACAGCTTGTATTAGATGGTGTTCATTTAGGTGGATGCCAAGAATCTATCAAATACATGCAAAAAGAAAAGATATGTTGTCAGGTATGATTGAAATAACTGAAAAACAATTTGAAGATCGTAAAGACTACTACTGTGACAAAGCAGAAAGTGGCACAGTGGTTCTTGTAGAGAAACCTGACGGTGCTAAAATACTTGTAGTTCCACAAAATCCAAACGACTTAAACTATGACTACCTCAGAAACCACGACGACGGGTGTTAAGACACAAATTATCTTAGAGAGATATCCATATCGCTACGTTGAACGCGGACTCCTTGATAATGGATTTCCAGATTACCGCATTCAAAAATACAACACTTGGAGTGGACGTTATGTAGACATGTATCTCCTAGATAATAGTACCCAACTTGACTATGCTATGGAAGACTTTGAATACACCAAGTGGTTAGACCCAGATCCAGAGGTAGCAGCATACCCTAGAGATTCAGACACAATTACATCCCCTTACACATCATGAGCGTTAAATCACAACTAGAAAAAGCAGAAAAAGCTATGCGTCATGCATTAATTGCTGCTTTGGCAGAAGGAGAAGATGAGTATTTAACAGAACTATTCAATACACTAGGTTCTGTTCGTGATCTAAAGAAGAAAGTTAATAATATTATCCGTTTTACTGACAATACTTCTGAATACTACAGTAAATTAGATGATCCTAATTTTTCTGATTATTCTTTTGAACTTTTCAGTGATAGAAATGGAAAGGATTTAGATGTTTTGGATAATGTAATTGAATTCCCTAAACTAACTGATTAACCTTTAATAAATACTTCTAGCCTAGTAAAACTGTCCATAGGACTAGAAGTATGTCAAAAATTCTTGCGAACCAGATCGCTAATTATGGGGATGATGCACCTATTGAGCTGAAAGAAGGTCTCAATATCCCTGCTGGAAAACCCATTCAAGCTGCTGGTAGCTCAGGTTCTTCTGGTCAAGTGTTAAGTACAACTGGCACCTCTATTGCATGGGTGGCAGCGTTTGATGGTGATTATAATAGTCTTAGTAATAAACCTAGTATACCTGCAGCACAAGTTCCAGCAGATTGGGATGCTACCAGTGGTGCTTCTAGAATTTTAAACAAACCAGTAGTCCCTGCTCAACCAAGTGTTACTACAGCAACTGCAGGAACTCCTGCTTTGTCATATAATAGTGCTAATGGAGAGTTTACATACACTCCTCCAGATCTTTCCAACTACGACACTGCATATGGATGGGGAGATCATGCACAGGCAGGTTACATAACCAGTGCACAAGCACCCAGTGCTTTT